TCCAAAGCCCCGTCGAATTTATCGGTCTCATTGCCCCATGTGTCCCAGCCGGGCCGGGACTGGCGCGAAAACAGATCAATGCGCCAGGCGCGCGGCAGGAAGGACTCGATGAGCGTGAAGAACTCGTCCGGCTTGCGCGAATGCTCGCGCGCCACGCCGTCAAACATCGAGCCGTCGTCTTCAAGAATGGAGGGCAGCGCGTGGCTATAGAGCGGCGCGCCGCGCTTTCCGATGAGAATGTCCTCGTGCTGCGTCCGCACCACAAAGCCGGGACCTGTCCGCACTTTCCGAGCGGCGGTGACCTTTCGCCAGGCGAGGCGAGAGCAATAGGAAAAGCCCCAGGCGTTCATCAGCGCGAAGGTCTTTTCCAGATGTGGCGCCGTCGACCAAAGAAAGAGCCAGGAATCCGCGCGCGCGATCGATTGCACCGGAAGATCGTGGAAGGCCTCGATCGGCAGGCACTTGTAATGGGCCATCTGAGATTTGGCCCAGCCCTTTTGCGAAAAGAGCTTCATCTCGACGGCCGGATCGGCGACGATGATGTCGTATTTCCTATCGGGCAGCGGCGGAAAAAGGTCGGGTTTCATGCCCGTTCCTCCCCTTCAAACGCCCTTAAAATCCACTCCGGAACCTCGTCGCGGCGCGCCAGCAGCTCGGCGACGCCGCGGCCGATCGCCTCGATCCGCGGCAGGCGCGAGGCGCGCTTGGCGATCTCCTCGGCCGTGAAGCGGACGCGCTTATCGCCCTGCGCCAGCGCACGGCGTTGCGCTTCGAGCGAGTCGCGACGCTCGGCGTAGATCAGGCGCATTTCGGCGTCGAGCTGCGCGAGCGGTTGGCGGACGCCAGAGCGAGCGCCAGAAGAATCGGAGAGGTTCACCGCAGCGCCTCCGGGATCGCGAGGGACGTGCATTTCATGTCGCGGTCGAGCACGGTCACCACGACGCCGGCCTTGATGACATAGGAGAGGCCGTCGCCGCCCCGGATCGCATAATGGCCGCCGCCGATGCCCTGCGCCGCCGCAGCCGCGCGCGAAAGATCGCGGCTCAGCGTCTCGCGCAGCTCTTCGACCGGCAGGCCGTGGGCGCGCTCAAAAAAACGCAGCATTGCGTGATCGGAAATGCGCAGGATCATGCGGCGCCCTTCGTCAGTTCGCGCTTGCGCCGCTCGTGCCGGTGATAGGCGCGGTCATAGACGCGCCAGAGTTTTTCGGCCTCCCGCGTCGATGTTTTGGAAATTGCGAACAAGGCGCGGAAGCGCTCGTCGTAACCCTTGGTTTCGCTCCAGCGCCGCGCCGCCTGGGCGTCGGCCGTGGCGCGGTCGCTCGCCTGCCGCCATTCCCGGCCCAGGCGCGTCACATGCTCGTCGCCGGCGTCGAGGATCGCCCGCCGGAGATCGGCCTCCGTCGGGAGAAAGCGGCCAGCCAGCGCCAGCAGCTCGTCACGGTCGAGATCGGCGAGCGTGAGCATCACCGCCCCCACATCATTTCGAAATCGCGCTCGAACGCCGCCACGGCTTCCGGGTCGCGGTCGATCGTCAGCTCGTTGTCCTGGCGGATCAGGCCGGAATGGGTGAAATTGGCCGAGCCGGAGCGATAGACCTTGCCGTCCACGGCATAGGCCTTGAGATGCATGATCGCGCCGTGCTGCTTGACGCGGACTTCGATGTTCGGCGTCGCCGTCAAGGTTTCGAGCGCCTTGGCGATCATCCCGACCGGATGCGGCTGGGTCCGGTCGCGATAGATGCGGACCTTCACCCCGCGCGCGCCGGCCTCCGCCAAGGCGTTGATGACCGGTGTCGACGTGAAGGCGTAGACCGCGATATCGATCGTCTCGCGCGCCGCGCCGAGCAGAGCGACGTCGATCCGCTCCAGATCTTCCGCCGGCGCGAAATGAACCTCGATCGCGCGGGCCGGCGCGAGGGTCTCGAAGGCCGCCGGCGCGAGCGGCGCCGGCTCGAGCAGCGCGAAGTCGATCTCGGCGGCGGCGGCCGGCGTGGCGAGGAGGCAAAAAGCGAAGACAATGGATTTCATGATCAGTGGCCTTCCAGCACCTGTTTGACGACTTCAACGGAGAGATCGACCTGACGCGCGATAAAAGCCGCGCCATGCCCGACGCTGGCGAAAGCCTTGATCGTCCGAATCTGGACCGGCGCGAGCGCGGGCCGCGCTTCGGCGTCGAGCCGGGCGAAATGAGCGCGGCATTCCCGCGTGACCTGGTGCGAGTAGAGGTTCATCTCCCGAACTCCCGCTCCATGAATTTCAGGCGCGGTAGGCTGATCTTGCCGGGGCGCCGGCCTTGTTCCTCATCCTCGCCGCGCGGAATCCGGACACCGCGGCGCTCGTCGAGCGCGGAGCGGCCCGGCGCGGGCTCGCCCATGTCCAGCGGCGGCGCGGCGCTGCGCTTCGGTGCCGGCGTGGGGCGAAAATGGCGGCGCAGGCGCTCTTCGGGCGAAGCAGGATCGTCGACCGGCGCGGGCGCCGGCGCGCTTTCGGTCTCCGGCGCCAGAATGGCGCCGACGACTTCGTCCACCCAATCCTCGCGCCACCAGGCCGCGCGCATGATCTTCGGGACGTTGGAATCGGGATTCGAGCTGTCAAATCCGACGCCGCGCGCCTGGGCGTGGCGATTGCATTTGGGAAGCGCGACACGCAGGCCGACAAAGGCCAGGAAACGCGCGCGCACCGCCGGATTTCCGGAGACGTTGGGCGGCTGCTTCGCCACGATTTGCAGCGGGTCGGCGCCCAAAAGCCGGGCGGCGGCGACCACGGCGCGGGCGATCTGGTCGGCGGAGGCGAAGGCGCTCACTTCCCCAACCTCCCGCGCAGCACCGCGCCCATCTTCATCGCCAGCCGGTCGAGCTGGGCGTCGTCGCATTGTGCGAGCGGCGGCAAGCGCTCCAGGCAGGCGAAGTTTTCGAGGTCGAAACCCGGCAGGCCCGCCGCGGCGATCCGGCGCGCGATCGCGAGGACCACCGCGCGCTTGTTCATGGTCCGCTGCGGCAGCCCGAACTGATCGGCCCGCGCCTGGGTGACGAAGGCGACATTGGCCTCGCGCGTGATCATGGCTTTGAGCGCCTCGATCACTTTTGCGGCCTCGGCGCCATCGGTCAGGAAGCGATCGTGATCGACCTTGCATTGCCTTTTGACGAAGGCGAGCAGCGCCGCGTCGTCCGGATTGTCGACGATCGCGAGATTGTAGGCGGCGAGCCAGAGCGCCTCCAGGATCGGCGCATATTTGCCGCCAGCCGTGTCCTTTGCCGCGCGCGCCGTCTTGCGGCGGCCGCCCGCGCCCTGGGCGCCGGACAGCGCCCGGAGATCGTCCAGCAGGACGCCGGCCTGCGCCTCGGAGAGCTGCTTCGAGGAAAAGACCCGAAAGCGCTCCTTGAGGTGCTGGCGATAATCCGCGTCCGAAAGGCCGGCCTGACCTTTCAGCACATGGATCGCCTTGATCTGATCGGCGCGGACGGCGGCGGCGGTCATTCCACCCTCCACATCTTCGGGGTGAAATCCGTGCATTCGGGGCCGGACTCGCCATAGCGCCAAGCCTGCGGATATTCGGCATCGGTCGGATCGTAGCTCGCGGCGGCGAGCAGAACCCAGCAACCGTCTCCGGCGTGTTTCGCGCAATTCTCGCAAAAGAGCTTTTCGAAACCGCGCGCTTCCTTGCCCGTCGCGGGCTTGTAGGGACGATATTCAGCCATGGTGAGCCTCATCGAGAAGAGCGTCGAGCCGGCGGGTCGAGGCGAGAATGTCGTCGGCCCGGATCTGGCCGGCGAGCAGGATCGCCGCGCATTGGGCGAAGAGAGCGACGACGAGGGCGACGATCGCCGCGACAGGAGCGCCTTGGATGAACAGGCCGCCGCCGAGAAACCCGCTCACGATCGCGAGCGCCGAAAGAAAAGGAACCTTCATACCGTCCTCCTGGTGATGCGGGTGATGGCCTCTGGCCATGCGAGGAAGGAGAAACCGTCCGCTGTGCGAATTTCGAACAACGGGCGGCTATCGAGGGCGAAGCCCGCGATAGCCTTGACGGTCGCCGCGCCAAGGCCGGCGACCTGAACCTCGTCGCCAACGGCGATCGGGCGCAGCTCGCCCTGTTTGGCGTGGTCGAGAAGGGCCACCAGATCCATCACTTTGCCCCCTCAATCGCCGCCTCGAATGGCTCGACGGCGAAATTCTCGCCCTCCGAGCCGATGGTGACGCCGGGCACCAGGCGCGCCCGTTCCGGCTCCTGGAGCATGGCCTCCTTGTTGATCTCCTCCTTGACCCGGAGGAACTGGTTCAGGCCGAGGGTCTTGATCGCGGCGAGCGCCGCCTCGACGCCCTTGATCGTCACTTTCGGCGGCGCCAGGCGCCATTCGATCTTGCCGGTTCCGAGGTCGCCCCATTTGCGCTTCATGCCGTCAGTGAGCGCGGCGCGATTGGCCTCGCACCAGGTGCGCAGGCCTTCGGTCAGGTGCTTCACCCGGTCGGCGAGCGGGGCGGCGGCGGCGTGCGCCTCCTCCTTGATCCGCGCCAGCTCGTCGTTCATGTCGGCCTCAATCCGCGCGATCTGCCGATTGGTCTCGCCGATCTCGCGCACGAAACGCGCGGCCTCTTCCTTCGATTGCGGCACCGGCGTATTGGCGCCCTTGGTCTTGGATTTAACAGCCATTGAAATGCTCCATTGAATGACGTTTCACGCGGCGTCGCCGCCGCTCGGATCGGATTGATCGGCGATGTGGCCGCGCGCGATGTGGACGGCAGCGCGATCACGGGGAAAGTCGATGACATTGCCGCCGTCGGCCGCGGCCAGGGCTGGCTTCACACGGTGCAAGGCGAGCACCTCGAGCGCCGCGGCCTCCTCGGCCGCCGCCTCCAGCATGTGCAGCAGCGCACCGAGGACCTCCGGCTCCATTGCGACGCCGTCGGCGGCATAAGGCGCGAGCATGCCGTGGAGTGTCCAGATCGCCTGAGAGAGATGAAGTTCGCCGCGCGTCGCGTCACGCATGGGTTGCCTCCGTGCTTTTCAGCCGCGAATGCGGACAGCCGCCGCGGCAGGCGGCATAGAGCCGGGTCCGGATCGCTGATGTGCCGCGGAACTTCTTCTTCTGCTCGTCGAGACAGCGATCGCGGCCGATCTCGCCGAGGATCGGACATTCGACCTCGACGCCCATCAGCGCGCCGCGCACCTTCTCTTCGACAGCGCCCATGTCGCCGGGATAGGTCGCCTTGATGACCCCGGTGACGACAGCCGGCGAATAGCCGAGCCTTCTGGCCGCGGCGACGCCGCTGGTGCGGGACGCTTCCTCGGCGAGCGCGACCACCCAGTCGGGCAATGCGTCGCCCCAATTACGCCGGGCGTTGCCGACGAAATCGGTCTTGTTGGCGGGGGCGCTCATGACAGCACCTCGCTTTCGCCGACGACCTCGTCCCGGTTGGGGTCGAAGACGAAACGGGCTTGCAGGATGCGCGGCGCCTCAGGCCCGCGATTGTGGCCGCGCAGCAGCCGCCACAGGCCGGCGACGGCGCCGACCCGGCCCTTCGCGCCGGCGGCCGGCGGCTCGATCGCCGCGACCATTCCGGCGCGCGCCAGCGCCGCGACATATTTGTTGGCGGTGTTGCGCGAGATCGGGCGTTCCTCGGTCGAGGCCGCGACCGCCAGCTCCTGGATCGTGAATTGCGGGAGGGTCCGCATCGCGTTCCAGAGCTGCTGCTGGGCGCGCCCGAACAGGCCGTCGAAATCCGGGCAGCGCACCACGGGCGGCGTCGCGCGGATGCGGACCACGGCATAGACATTGGCGGTCTTGCCGGCGATCGACGGGCGCGACCCGACGACCTTCAGCTCGCCCTGGCGCTTCATGGCGTTGACCCATTGCTGGACCGTCGAATTGGCGACGCCGCAGGTGCAGCCGGCGAGTTCGGCGACCGAAAAACCCTTTTTCTCGCGGGTGAATTCGCAGGCCTTGCGCCAGTAGAATTCCGGTCCGCGCAGTAGCGTGACCTTGATCTTGTGGGTCATGCCGCCCTCCCGCCGCGAAGCGCGGTCACGCGGCCATTGCGGGCGGCGGGCGCCTCGCCGGTGAAGATTTCGCCGCGATAATTCGCGACCGTCAGGCCCTCGGCCGGGCCGTTGGCGGCGTGCCAGTCATGCATGATCGAGAGCGTCACCACGACGCGGCGGGCGCGCCCTTGAGCCTTTTCGCGGACCAGGTCGAGCAGGGCGTCCTCGATCGCGATTCCGGGCAGGAAAATAGCCGCGAGCTTCTTGCAATCCTCGAGGTCGCAGGCCTCGGCCGGATACCAGGACAGCACGCGATTATGGACGCGCTCGACGCGGGCGAGCTTCGCCGGCAGCGCCTCCTCACCGATCAGCAGGACCGGGATCTGCGAATGTTCCGCGATCTCGCGCACCAGCTCGATCAGGCCCTTGTCGACGAGCTTGTCCGCCTCGTCCACGATCAGCGGCCGGTCGGGCGTTTCGGACAGGGCGATGATCGCCTGTTCCATCAGGTCGGAGGTCGCGCCCCTGGGTTCGGCGATCCCGGCCTCGCGCAAAACGGCGCGCACGAAAGACTTCTTGTTCCAGCTCTCGCCGACTTCGACGCGCACGGCGTTGAGCTTGTTCAGCACATAGATCGAGGCATAGGTCTTGCCGAAGCCGGAAGGCCCGTACATCACCCCGATATTGGGCAGCGACGGCGGCCTCTTCTGGATCTTGAGCGCGAGCTGGACGAAGCCGGCGACATTCTTCAAGGCGGCGAGCGTGTGGCTCGGTTTGACAATTGATAAGGCGTCTGACATTCTCTGGTCTCGTAAGAATTTGAGGATTTCCAAGGCTGGGCGCGTCAACGTCCGGCCTTCATTTTTTCCGGCGGGGACGCGCGACCCTTCCCGCCGGATTCCTTCGAGGCGCTAACGCAACGCCGCCTCGCCGAAATCGTCGTAAACAGCCCGCAGGCCCTGGTATTCGGCGGTTCCCGCATAGCCGAGCAGCCAATCCGCATCGGCGGCGGCGATAGGAACCCCGGCCTTCATGTCCTCTTCGAGCGCCAGGGCGCGGCGGAAGCGCTGCTGTTTGGTCTCGGGCAGCGCCGTGACCTTGGCCGCGGGCGCAGGCGTGGCGCCGGCAAGATCGGCCTCGACCGCCTTCCGCACCTCGTCGCGCACGGCGTCGGGCGCAGGCATCGCCGGAGCGGCGAGCGCGGCCGCCGCGGCTTCGAGCGCGGGCGTTGAATAGGTTTCGGCTGGCTTGGGGAAGGCGACCAGTTTGCCCGCGGCTTCGGCCTCGCGGCGCGCAATCGCCTCGGCCAGGCGTGGCTTGTCTTTTTTGACCTGGCGCAGCGACGCGCGCAGCGGCGCGGCGGCCTCCGCCTGCAATTCCTTTTGCTGAAGTTTGAATTCGATCGCAGCCTTGACGGGATCGACGCCCGCCAGTTCCGGGCAAAGACCCTCGCCGAGGGAGGTCACGCCGTCCGGCGAGAAGAGATAGATGCGCCCGAGGTCCGCCGGATCCATACGGACGAGCACGCGCTCGCCGGGCAAAATATTCGGCGTGTAATATTGCGCATTGTCGACGCGCACGCCGCGCTTGGTCGTGGTGCGGATGCCGTCGCCGCCGGCGATCGGCGCCAGCAGCATGTCGAGCGCGTGCACGTCCTCGATCCGGCGGATTTTACCCTGATATTCCGCCGCCTTTTGATAAGGCGACTTTCCGCCCATATCCTTGCCGCCATGCGGCCGGTGCTCATAGCGCACGCCAGCCCAATGATCGACGCGCTCCTGAAGCCCCTTCGCGTCCAATTCGACGCAGAAAATATTGTCGTCGGTCTCGCCGAGACGCGCTGCGAAAGCCTTGCGCTCCTCGATCACTTTGCGGTCGGCCACACTGTGGCCGATGAACCCCGGTAGGTCGCTGGCGCAATCGTGTTGGAAGGTCTTGATGACCCGCTCGACGTGGGCCTTCGCCTTCGGGTCGAACGGCGCCGAAACATTGGGATCAATATTAAGGCTAAGCATGAGTCCAACTGTGCGCTTGGCCTTGAAATCGGATCCATTGTCCGTTTTGATCCGCTCCGGGACGCCCCAGGCCAAGATCGCCCGGCGCAGCAACAGGCAGACAGCCTCGGCGCGGGGCGTCTTCGTCACATAGATGATGGTCCGGCGCGAAAAACGGTCGATGCAGGCGTAGATCGAGTGGCGACCTGTCGTCAGCAATACATCGGCCGGCGAGGCGTCGATCATCCAGAGTTCGTTCAGCCGCGTCGCCGGGTTGGAATTCTCGCCGGAGGCCTCGTATTTCGACTTCCACGCGTCCGGATTGGTGATGCGCGTGAGCGCGACTTTTTCGTCCGTTTTAAGGGCGGTTAAAGCGCGGCGGACATTGCGCACCGAAGCTTTCAGATCAGGGAACTGCGCGGTGAGATAATCATGCGCCGATTGCGCGGACGTGTGCGGCTTGAGGGCGAGAAATCCGAGCAGCCAGGACCGCACGTCCGGCTGATCGAGCGCGCCCGATCCACGCCGCGCCGCGCCGCGATCGACGGCGAGGCGGCCGATCGCGCCTGATCCGCGCAGCACGCGCCACCGCGCCAGGCTGCGCGGCGAAATTTCCTTCACCGCCTGGCGCGCCCAGGCGTCGATTTCGACCTTGCCGAGATTATAGAGCGCGCAGAACGCCTTGTCGGCGGCGCCCCGAGAGAACACGCCCGCGCTGAAGAAGCGATCAGCCGCCGCCAGGATCGCCAGCCGCGCGTCGCGATGATCGAGCGCGGGCAGAACGAGTTGCTCGCTTTCCGTTGCCTCGGCGAGAATCCGGTCACCTTCGCTCACCACGATCTTGCCTGCGACACGCGCCGCATAAGCTGCGAGCGCGCCCTGCGGCAAGAGATCGGCGTGATATTCGAATCCGCCGCCGTGCCCGCGCCGGCACCGGACCTTGCCCTCCACCGCCGACCAGCCCTCGCGCTCCGCAAAGGAGTCCCACCCCTGACGGGTCGCGGGAAGCCCGGGCAACGCAAGGGCGGCGAGTTCAGCCGTGGTGAACCAGGATTTCATGGGTTAACCACGCCTTCCGATGCGGATAGCGAAGGCGCGCAGGGCCGCATAGGCTTGCGCCGCCTTTCCCAGGGAGGATGAGATGCCCTTCACGGCCGACGAAAAGCTTCTCGCGATGGCGACCGCGTACCGGGCGCTCGTCGTCGCCTTGATCGACCAAAAAACGCTCGATCCGGCGCGCTTCGAGCACCACGCCGTCATGGCGATCGAACGGCTGCATGCCGTCGGCGAAACCCAAGCCTCATCGGCCGCCGCCGAGCTTCTCGAACCCCTGCTCTCGGATATCCGCCGGGTCATCCAGCGGCGCGGCGGCAAATAATTCGCCCACCATTCCGAGCCGTCTCGGAAGTTGTCCGTGTCGCCTTTCATGGCGCTACGCCCCCATGAGGAAAATGAACTCGACGGCGACGAGCGCGCCACCGCCAAGGCTGATCACGACGCCGGCGATCGCCACGGGAAGGAAGGAAAAGAGCCTCATTTGCGGACTCCCTTCGGCTGGGCGTAAGCCAGATCGGCGGCATCGAGGAAATTGGCGCGGGTGACCTTGTCGGCCTTGGTCCAGGCGTCGAGCAGGATCGAATACAGCCGCGCCTGCGGGTCATGGACGACGGCTGCGGCAAATCCAGCCGTCACCTTGGCCTGGGCCGATGTCTTGGCCGAGCCCGCACCGATCAGCCCCGCGACCGCGCGCTGCTGCTCGGGCTCCAGCTCGGCAATGGCGAGCAGTTCACGTTGGTTGCGCTCGAGCTTGGTCCCACGCAAAGCTTTGATCGCCTGCGGATCAAGTTTCGATGCCAGATCGACCGAAAGCTGGACCGCCCGTTCGGAAAGGCCAAGCTTCTTCGCGGCGTTACGGCTGAAGCGCTCACGGTAAAGTCGCAATGTTTGCGGCTTTCCATCAAGTCGCAATGTTTGCGACTTGCGCTCGCCACCATGTTTCGTTTCCGGATGAAGCGTCTCGTAAACCCGTTTACGCTCCAGCAGGAAGAGCGCGCGGTCGAGCGCGTTCAATTCATGGCGCGCCAGATTCTCGTCGATCTCGGCGAGTTTGGCTTGATCCTCCGTCATTTCTTCGATGACGAAATGCTTGCCCTGTTCGAGTTCATTCCAGCCATTGAGGCCGAAGGCGTCCAGACGATGCGCGCCGATGACCAGCCGGTAAGGCTTGCTTGCGCCTGGCGTCGGCCGCACCGTAATCGGCTGTTTCGGCCCGATCTCCTTCATGGAGATCGCGATCAGCTCGGAATGATCCCGATCGACGGACCGGATGCGGCCGGAGTCGTCGATATCGGAAATCTTAATAAAGTTAACCATTCTCAGGCTGCCTTATGCTCAGAGGAGAGACAGGAGGACGCGCCCGCGCTAGTCTGGCCACGGGAGGGCGCGTCTGTGGGTGGGAAAAAGCGCGGCCAAATCTCATGCGGATCGACGCCAATGAAGGCCGCGATGGCCAAATTGGCGCGCGGATGGCGCTTGCCGAGCGCCCAGTACATAGTCGCTCTCGCAAAACCGAGTTGCGCGCCAAGGACGGTGAGGTTCGACCCTTTGCGTCGAACGGCCGCGATAATGTCGGCCCGATGCCATCCTTCTCTATTCGTGTCCGTGCCCAATCCAGGCCTCCAACAGGCCGTCCGCACAAAAATATGCGGAGCAAATCAATCTTGTTTGAAATTCGAATAAAAATGGTCGAGCGTCAAGCTCAATCCGCACAAATTTGTGTATGGCGGCTCACACCATGTCTGAACGCTCTGAAATCCTGAGAAAAAGGATTGATGAAGCGATTGGCGGACGCGATCGCGCCGCAGCCTTTGCACGCGAAATTGGCCAGTTTAATCGAATGACGCTTCAGCGTTGGATCGACGGAAAGACCTTTCCTGATTCCAGCGAGGTCGAGGCTTTGGCGGCGGCAACAGGCCATCCTTTCGAATGGTTCTTTGGACTTGAAAAGCCGGTGCCGGTGATCCTTCCGCCTCCCGAAACGGTCGTCGTCCAGGTTCTTAACGTCCAGGCCTCGTCCCACCGCCGGCCGGCGGCGTCATAGAGACCTCGGGTTTCGGGGACGATGACGATCGCGCCTGGACGATCAAGCGCCTGAGCACCCTCTTCGGCGGCGATCGCGGCATCGAGATCGCCGTCCAGTGCGAAGTGCAGGCGACCAATCCGCCTGCGCAGGAGGAGTCAAATTGACCTCGTTCAGGGACGTTTTTAACCGGGCTTAAACTGCTTCTGGGACCGCCTTGGCAAAAATCGAGGCTATGCCATTTGATCTGTCCGTTTTTGCCATTTGATTTGTCCCGCTACAGCTGACCGGCCTTTTTTGCATATGCATTTTATGCAATTTGTCTCCAGCGTTTGCCACCTGCGGTGAGAAAGGTGGCCCAGGCTATCGTGGACCGGACGGCAAATGCGTGAGCTGGCAGTCGCTGAAAAAGACCTGCGGAACGCCGCCCGAGGCGAGGTGCTCACCCGAGGCCGTCGCGACCGAAAGGCGGTCACTTGAATCGCCCCAAAAACGCCCTTGAAGCCCGTTTTCAGTTGCACCTTGACTAAAATTGTCAACTAATCTCTACCATTCGCTTCGCCTTGATTTTCTTGAATATTCCGTCCGCCCCCGATATCGGGGTGCCGCCACGGATATTTGCAGGTTGATCGCGTAACCTATTGATTTTACGTGACGCTCAATGGCTGTTTTTGCCATTTGATTTGGCCGATCGCGTGTCCCGGCGTTGGCCGCCTGCTGCCCGCAAAGCCCAGGAATTTCAGGCGTTTGCCCGCGAAATCCCACTTATTCCCGGCCACTCCCGCCTATGCCATATGATTTGTCCGGTTACACGACGATGGTGAACCAGCCATAGCCGGCGGTGACCCAGGTCAGGCGCGTCGTGACGGAGACGAGGGCGCGCAGGATGACGAGCAGGCGATCCAGGTCTCCATTCAGGCGCTCCTTTTCCTCCGCCTCGCCGCGATAGACCGCTATGCCCTCGCTGTGGATGCCGGCATGGACGAGCGCGAAGCGCAAGTTCGATTCGCGCGCATAATGTTCGGCGTTGAGCGGAATGAGCTCACGACCCGTGCGCCAGCTGATGAGCG